AGGATCTATTGACCGAAAGTCGAGTTAAACATCTTCTCTACCTTGGCTCGGTATGCTGGGTCTGACTTGTACTTAGGATCCGCTACCATCTGATAGAGCTCATCCTTGGATGGAGATCCCTCAACTGGCATGGACTGGGTAGGAATCCGAGTACCCTCGTAAGCCTCCCGTACTTTAGCTAAAGCCTTTAAGCCTTTGGCTGTGCCGCCCATATACTTAAATTCCTCAAAGTCATCTTTACCCCAGATGCCTTTGTTTACTAGCCCACGCGCCCAGTCTGTCATGCCTTTAATAATGACATCTGCGTTAGGGCCAAGGGATGCCTTCTCTTCAGCAAGAGACCTAGTGACAGACTCTACTTTGTCCGCGCCCATGGCAACAACCTTGCTGACTAAACTATCTAATGCGAGTTGCGATATCCCATTTTCCTGCGCCCAACTCATAACGTGACTGCGAACTGGGTCAGTTTCTGGAATTGCACCAAATGCGGATACATCATACTTACCATCTGCTGGAGCTTTGTGTTTGCCTTGCGATATCTGTTTACGCAAGTCCATCCACGATTTTGCTATACCTTCAAGATCGGGCTCAGAATCATCTTTTTTCCAAAAGTTCTCAGGCCACCAATCAGGTCGGTCTAGCGGAGTGTCATCCTCTTGCTCTGCTAAATGAGATATCTGTGTTGATTCTGGGCTTTGCTGCTCTGTACCTTGGCTGTCCTCAGTTGTTACTGAGTCCAGTAGGCCACCTTCCTCTGTGGGCTGGACTGCTTCGGTAGTTTCCATTTTTACATTTTCCTTGCTTTATTAATCCTTGCTTCAAGATCCCGAACAATACTATTCTGTCCTTCTCGATAGAATGCATAGCTTGGATCAGCACCAGGCAAGGCAACTGGTTGCTCTAACAAAGTGGCTCTTAACCACTTCATCAGTTTTTCGCCATCCTCAGAGCTGAGAACTCTAAGGCATAGTTTGTTGAGGTCTTGTACGGATTGGTCAACGTCTCGGATATCGGTTACTACGTTTTCTAATCCAGCCCACCCGTCTACATTCATGCTTTAACCCCAGCCATCTTTAACATTTCTGGCACAGCCTCTGGGCTCTGCTCTGCAACCTGAGATGCCTGTTGTGCAATCTGCTGGAGATTGTATTGACGCTCTGCGGGGTCGTTGCGTAGCCTTGATGGGATACCTAACTTATCTGCAATGTAATCTGTAATCTCACCCATTTTTGGTGTGGCTTGACCTTCTGGCCCAAACCCTTGAGCCATCTGCACAAACTGCATAACGCTTGTTACGTCTTCCATGTTTTGAGCCATTGCTAATGGAGCAACTGGCGCTACCTTTACCTCTAGTCCATTGACGCGCAAAGGCATATCGATGATGCCCCTGTCATCCATAACTTGTAGTATTTTAGCAACAAGTGGAATCATGGTCTCATTTATCAATCGTCCAAATGCTGATCCAAGGTTCTGACTTAACTCCTTCATACGCTCTACAACCTCTGTTGCGGAGCGAGCAGACATATTATCGGGAGGCAAACTCTCGTCTAGCAATATGCGTTTGATGTTGCCACGCAAGTCACCCATGATAATTTGAGCTACGTTAAAGTCGCCAGCTCGCGGCAATGGCGTAAGTGACGCGCCCTGTGGGCCACCATTACGCGCTACAGGGATGATGGCTCCTGGCACAATCTTAACTGTTGCTGGGTTTAGAACTCCATCGTCAGCTGCGGTATACACGCCGGATATAGCAAGGGACGCGTTTTTTAATACTAGCTCTAAGGTTTTGTTTAATGTCTTGATGTCTGGCAATGCCGTAATCAATGGGCCTCTGCCATAAATCTCACCAGCCACCTTCATGTAACGGCTAACTACCCAAGGGCTAGCTTTTAGTCTGCGATAAACCAGCTCTTGCTTAGATTCTTTATGGATAACGTGGTAACAGAAATCACCTCGTTTTGGATCAAATACTGTAGCCTCAATCAACTCAAAGTCTTCTGTTGGCTTTTGGTCAATCTTTTGCTGTAAGTCTGTAGGTATCTCAGCATCCTTCCATTGCTGAATAATAGCCTCGCCTTTAATACGCATACGTCTGTATACATTGTCTACCTGACCATTGGCACCCTCTTCAAAGGCAACCAAGAATTGCGGCACAGGAATAAAGTTAATTGGGGATGTGTCATCTCCAGGCTGAACCATCATTACTGCCGTACCAACTGCTAGATCAAGCAAGAACTCACCCATAGCAATGTCAAAGTTAGATTGCTTGAGAGTTGCAAACATCTTGTCCGCGTAGATATCAAGGGCTGCGGACGCCTCAGACCTGCGGTCTTCTGGAATATCTGGGCCAGTTTCTAATCTGCACCACTTACGCTGTGGCGGGAATATGCCTGACTGTAGCCGATTAGCAAAGCGCTGTGTAGAGTTGATGGCGGTAGCATCAAATACGCGGTTCATCTTCTTAGCGCCGCCTACCTTGCCATCGTAATATCCATCGTACAGATTACGCTGTGGCAGAGCAAATTCGTATGCCTCATCGTATAGATCGCGGAAGTCCTCTTTCTTGCGCAGCGCAATGTCGTGCCGCTTGAGGATGTCCTCTGGTTTTAATCTCATCATTTCAGCCATTATTCAATCTCCGAATCCATTAACATTGTTCTGCCTTTTAATCTGCCAGCTTTTTCAAGCCTTTCGTAATCTTCTTTTGTTATACCAACTTCATCTGGGTTTCTTCCAGTAGCCTTCATAAAGTATTCCTTCCAGGCTGTTGGATGGCTTTCAGATTTCAACATCTTTCCACCCTCATCAGACGATGGCCAATGGAATTTATTTTTATCGTATGGGTCTCTTTCTGGTCTAATGCCAGCCTTCCAAGCAGCTCGATAGTCGTAATCTGCTGTATCTAGGTCTGGAGCCTCATCATATTCTTTGACGTACTCTTTAAACCATTCAGTACCTTTTATCCAAGATAGAAATGATTTTTCTTCAGCTGGAGATAATTCTGTCATTTCAGCCATATCAATCCTTTTTATGCTTATTCGCAAAGTTGCGAGCTGCCTCTTTGCTACCAAATCCCCACTTCTTCAGAGCCAACTTTAAGCGTGTTGGCTTTCCATTCTCATCTGTCAACGGCCCAGCCATCCCACCAAAGCGAGCAGCAAACGATACGCGCCGCGGGTTAACGCCTTCGCTTACAGGAGCTTTTAAGTTGCTGCCTTCTGTGCGTTTAAAGTACTTGCGGCCAGCCTCAGTAAGGCCACCGCTAGGACTCTTATGCTCTTTCTTCATTCGTACCAATCTATCCGCATCTCAGCCATCTGAGAGGTGCTATTTACGTTTGTTAAACGAAACAGATATGTTGTCAACGGTTTTAAAATAAATTCAAAACTAGTTCCCCTGCCACCAGATCCGCTTCTATTTCCTTGGCCTTCTGCGCTTGTAATAAGTTCAGAATAAAACTCTGTGCCTACTGCGGTTACGGTTGGATTTAATACCGCAGCCGCTTGGCTTGCTGTGGTAATTACTCGATTGCGGCGATGCAAAGTCATTGCTGTACCGCCGCTAGTTGTAGAGCTTTCGTAAGCGTAAACCTCAGTCTCGCCGCCACATTGATAATCAACAAACGCGTGAGCCTCTAGTCCAGCTGGCCACGCAATAGCAATGTTAATGCTTGAGCCAACAGCCAATCTAGATGCGTCTTTATGTGTGTGATATACATAATACGCAACACCTTCATGCAACCGTAAATGGTTTACATCAACCGTAGGAAAAGGCTTATCCGAGCTGGTTAGATACTGAGTGCCGTCTTTACCTGTATAGCTAGGCGATACGTGCCTTGACTTAGTATCTAACGACTCGCGTTTGACTTCAATAGCCATTAGGACTTCTTAGGTTTCATTGCGGTTTTAGCTGCCTGCTTAAAAGCTGCATCAGTAGGAGCGCCAGGCGAACCGGGCTTACGCATCTTTTCCTTAGAACCCTCACTAATACGTTCACGTTTTTTGTGGATATTGGCGTACAAACCAGCTTTCATATTAATATCCCCCTGCCTTGCGGCCTTCTGACATTGCAATGGCTTTAGCCTGCTCAGGCGTCTTTACCTTCTGACCGCTACCTGATTTCAGCTTGCCCTTAGAATATTCGCGCATTACTTTAGCTACTTTAGCTTGCATCTTATCTGTATCTGGCATATCTATCCCTTATAGGTTTTGATTGGAACCAAGCGTTTCTTGCATACCCATCTCTGGGTTTAGACGTGAATCAGAAAGGAGTTGACGGCCTCTACGTCTTGCGCCACGCATTCTTGCGCCAGCCTCTTCTTGTGCCTTTGTTGGTTTCTCAACTACTGGCTCTGGCTTTGGCTCAGGAAATTTTGTTCCACCACCACCACCTCCAAATACTCCACCCATGATTAGCTCACTTTCATTTCGTTAGAGCCAAGCGTTTGAATGCCTGTCTCTGGGGTTAAACGTGTATCGGATAGCAACATACGGCTACCGCCACGAACACGCGCTTTAGTACGAGCTGCGTTTTGCTCTGCAAGCTCTCGCTTTTCTTCTTCTGCTTGCGCCCTAATTCTTTCGTTTTCTGCCTTAGTCTCAGCAGCTGCTCGTTCAGCACCGCTGGTATCTGGAGATCCACCAAATAGTCCACCCATTTAATACCTCGTCATTAGTAAGTAATCCACCTTGTCAGGGCCATACATCTTTAAAATCGATTCGGTCTCAAACCTCAATGCTTTCGCATAACGTATTGCCCGAATATCATCAGTTCTAACAGTTATTTGCAATCTATGCAAATTGAGATATCGGGTTGCGATATCTATAAAGGATCTGCCACACCTAAGCATAGATGCCGGGTGCTCTCTAGCCTGGTTATCAAAGATGCTCCACATCTCGCCGACCCCACCCCAAAACAATACAACCCCAAAGATAGCTATTGGTTTATTTCTATAGAAGGCGGTAACTGCCGCGCCAAGCATAGACTGACTATAGATCATGGATCTAAGGTCATAGCCCCTAGCCACAGCCAACAGCTCTGGCTGAGTGGTATCAAGTTGGTCAAAATGGTCAATAACAAATGGCAGATAGTACACACCTCTTTTGGGGTGCATCTCTTCATTCATTACTTCATAAGGTATAGTTACTTTCATCTTGAGAATATATCAAAGTCGCTGTTGGCTACGGTTTGAGCTACAAAGGTCTTGCTTTGCCCTGCTGGCCCTCTAGTCATGCGCTTGTATTCGCCCCCGCCTAGCAGCAAGTAGCCGAACGCGTCACCTACGTGGGAGTGCTCATTCTTATTGGGCGCATCCCTAAACCGTTCTTGGCCTGATCCTACCGAGATACGCTTGAAGTGATAGCCGCCTGCCAATGATTTACGCAGCATCTTGCATTTTGTGTCAACCAATAGGCCTGGCTTACCGTTAATTAGTCTCTGCATGGGCGCGGCAGCCGACTCTCGGCGCACCTTAAAGTCGTTTGATGGCGTAGGCTGGGCTTT